AACGGTAAGGTCTGTTTTTTCTGCCGGAAGCAGCATTTCTCCCAACAGGTCTGCCGGTGTTTTCACTCCATAGCTGTCCTGAAGCTCTTTGTTGTAAAGGTCCGGGTAAACAACGCAGGCGGCTGTCAGTCTGGCTGTGTATTCCACACCATCCATCTGCATCGTATAACGATCTTTTTTGCCCGGTACTGCTACTGTTTTTGTACATTCCGCTTTGATTTCGTCATCTTCTTTTGCAGTGACGGCGCGCAGTTCCCATTCGATTGGATTTCCTTTTTCATCTGTAAAACGATTGGAAACCACCTTTTTTATGTTTTCCGGTCGTTTCCCCTGTTCTTTAAAAAATGCCTGTAAGCTCATCTTTTTTCCTCCCTTACTGAATCTCTCACTGAAAAAAGGTACAAAAAAACCACTCTCTTTCGAGAATGGTTCTTTTTGACCTTAAAAAAAGTTTTGAATTAATCTTTTATACTTTGCTTCATCAATTTCAAGCAGACTTCTCTTTCCGTCTTTAAATCTGATTGCAACGGTATTGATTCCGACATTCTTAGCAGAAACACCGGCTAAAAGCCCGATAGGTCCCAAGAAGGCAGCCCCTACCGCGCCTCTCATAATTCCGCTGGAGGCGCTCTTGCTTGTTTCCGATGTAATCAGCTCATAACTTTCAACTTGAGATTTATCAAGCATCACCATTTTACTGCCTGTAATGTTCAGCGCAATGTATAATCCTGCTCTATTCAAACAAACAATCTTGCCCTGATAATCTCCCGCAATTACCTGGTTTTGGGCTTTTGCCATAACATCATCTCCCTTGATTTTGATTATATTCTAAACCAAAGGAAAAATCAAGTCTTTTTTTACATTCCTTCCAATTCTGTAAATGTTTCCGGCATATCCCAGTCATCAAAGGTTCCGGAAAGCTCTTCTGTCAAAATCTCATCGCCTGTTGTAAATTTTGCAAGAATCGTATTATCCAGATAACATCCTGTATGAGTAATGGTCTGTCTGCCTGCTCGGGAGGATGGGTCTTCGTTGCTGACCTGAATTTCAAACGGTTCAATCATTCCCGTCTTTTTATAATGCAAAAGCCATGCTCTGAGCACCGACTGGTTGTAATGCGCTTTCGCTGTCCATGTTCCCACCGCTCCTGT